AAAATAATTGATCGATAAATTTTTCAGGAAACCGCAATCTATTTGATTTCGGAGGGTCTTGAAAAATTTATTGTCAATAGGGAACTGGTATTTGCCGTGTTTCCTGGCAGTACTACCTTTGCATCTAAAAGTCGATAGATGACTACAAGTGGAGAAGAGAAGTGAGTGGCCGAGAACAGAGACAAAATGAAAACATAGATAAAGGAAAAGTAAAGTAGAAAAAGTACCGCAGATTGCATAAGCGTATGTGTCTATAATCCAATTGCAATAGACGATTGAATTATAATAGTGATATTGTATAACCCTTAAAATATCAAAAACATAGGTATAAAAAGGGTCGTGTTAAAATAATTTAATCAAATTATTATAGATTTATCAGAAAATTTTTAGATATTGAAAAATATGTACAAACATTTAACTTCTCAACAACGATATACAATTCATACTTTGCTTGACAAAGGAGAAAGTAGAAAACAAATAGCAATGCTCATAGGTGTTGATACTTCCACTATTACACGTGAATATAATCGTAATAGTGGAAAACATAGATCATACAATTGGGAAACAGCACAGAAAAATGCAGAATTGAAAAAGAAACGCAAACCAGGGAATCATGCAAAATCAAAAGAAATAAAAGAAGAGGTTATACGCCTATTAGAAACAGAACAATGGTCTCCAAAACAGATCAGTGCTGTTTTAAGAGAAAGAGGTATAATTATTTCTCACGAAACTATATACAGGATGATACGTAAAGATAAAAAAGAAGGTGGGAGCTTATACACTCACTGTAGGCATAAATTAAAGCACCGTTCACGTCCTGTAGGTGATTGTCGTTCAACTATTTCTGACAGAATAAGTATAAGTGAGCGTCCTGCTGAAGTTGATGGTGTTAGATTTGGAGACTTTGAAATGGATATTATTGTAGGTAAAGGAAACAAAGGTGCGATACTAACTCTTAAAGAACTTAGTACAGGCATGTTGTTCATGAGAAAGTTACCGAAAGGAAAAGATGCTAAAGAAGTATCTAAAACAGTAGTAAGGTTATTGATGCCGTATAAAAAATTCATCAAATCCATAACAACAGATAATGGATTGGAGTTTGCCAATCATAAGTACATAACAAAAAAGCTTGGAGTAATAGTTTACTTTACAGATCCGTATTCTTCATGGCAAAAAGGAGCTATAGAAAACATAAATGGTCTGATACGTCAGTATATTCCAAAGTCGACATGTTTTGATGACATTACTCATCAATATGTTGCGAAAATTACTGACAAAATTAATCTTCGACCAAGAGAAAAATTAAATTTTTGTACTCCTTTTGAGTGTTTTTACGAAAAGATTTTATAACTTTGCGGTGTAGTGCATTTGCACGTTGAATCCGCCGGCTATTCAATAACGAATCTATTGTTAATAACATATATTCCTCCTTTTTTAGATAAACATGAAACGTCCTGTGAGAGCCGCCTTATCTTCCTCTGTGAAAGGAATGTAAAGGTTGTCCTCAATGATTGAATATGCACGACCAACCAACGCAACGGTATTCTCTTTTGCCAAGTTACGCCAACCGAATGAAGCGAAGTTTGCAATATTCTTAGCCTTAGCGTCAGATGCACTCTTTGCTTCGGGAAGCACCTTGCCAACTTCCAAATTAGCCTTTGTCGCTTCTGTAGTGGTGATTGTGTCGTAATCCTCGTTGGAAGTGTCCACCGATTTTACAGTGATGACATTTGTCCCGTCAGAGAGTAACGTGCCCACATTGATGAAGTCCGCAAAAGGACATTTAGCAATCTTGATAGACGTTGCTCCCGTGGTAGCCTTTTCTACTACCTTGACACGAATGCACACTACTGCCTTGCGCTCTACCTTATCACGATAGATAGGCGTAAGTTCGGGCAACCATCCCTTATTAGGGAGATTACTCATGTCTAAGTCCATACCACCATCTGTGAGGCGATATAGAGATTTCTCGTCGCAAACCTCCCTTTCGATAGGAGGCGTGGATTCAAACTTAATTCCTGCTGCCATAATGATTTACTTTTTTTCGTTTTCTGTTTTGATAGCCTCGGTGCGCTTATTGACGCCATCCAAAAGACTATCCATATCGTCTTTGTGTTCGTTGTTTCCCTCTTCGGGAGACTTTGCGAACTGGAATCCACCATTCTGCATCTCCTGCTTTACATCGGTGAAGTACTGATTAAGGTCTACATCATCAGCGATTTGCTTTCCTTTATAGACATATTCAGGGATACCGAATGACTTTGCCACTGCTGCAATCTGTTGGTTGCGTTCGTCCGCCTTTGTCTTTGCGTCCATTGCAGCTAACTTCTCGCTCAATGTCTTATTAGAATCAATAAGACTTTGCGCCCATGCTGGCACTTGTTCCGTTGTCTGTGGAGTTGGTGTTGGCGGTGGGTCTTGTGGCTTTGGTTCCTCGATTGGCTTTCCGTCCTTGATGTTGTGTTTCTTCTCGTAGTTCGAAACTGCGGTTTTCTGCGCACCATCAGCCCGATAGTCGCCATAGCTTGTTAGTACGTCTTGAAAGGAGATACCCTCAACGATAGAGTTTACCTTGCTCTCGTCCGTTACTCCTTCAGCTTTCTTACTTGCGATACGCTGAAGGGTGGCATCATCAGCCCCTTGGAATTTGGTTCTGAGTCCTGCCAAAATTTGTTCGTAAATGTTCATACTTTATAAAGTGTTAACTTGAATAAATCTTTTCAAATTTACACATTATAAAAAGGGGATTTGTATTTTTCAGTGGCTGAGAAATGACAATAAGACGGTTGTAATAAAAAGCCGCCTATACTCACGTACAGACGGCTGAAATAATGCATAAACAGTTATATAATGAAGCTATTCTTTTGTTTGTGTTGTTGGCTGAGTTTCCTTTTTATCTTCTTTGATTTGTTGCAATTCGTCTTGCAACTCGCCATAGTTGGAACAATAGGCAACGCCATGTTCTGTTGACCACACGCCACCACTGACGGCAGCTGCTGCCGTGTCAACCTTATCTCTTTCGCTATCAATCATGAAAGGAACAATCTCCGTTTCGATGTTTACAGTCTTACTTGCAGCTTCAAGTGATGTGTTCAGCGTGCCAACAGCAGACGTAAGGAAGTTAACACGTCTTTGGAAAAACTCTCCCAATTCCTCTGCGTGATTCTGTACTGCCATGTGAGCAGCCATAAAGACATATCGGAAAGACGTACCACTAAGAATATTACCAGTGCCTTTGAGTTGGTCGAATGATATACGAGGAGTGTTCGTCTGTCCGTACATCTGATTGAGATATGTTTCTATCTCTACCTTGATAGGGTCGGAGGATTGATTCCATGTGAGATATTGTGCATTTGCGCCATCTCCAGTCAGCTGCATCATTCTGTTACGAGCATCACCGCTTAAATTGTCGGGTTGCAGCTCACCAAATAGCATAAGGAGAGGAAAGAAATGATTATCAATACAATCAGCATAACCACTCAAACACTTCTCTAATCGGACACGTAACTGCTTAACCTTTGCGCATAACGGCTCGGGGCGAAAAGCGTACATGACAGGGAGCTTCTTAAACTGATGTGCAAATGTACGTTCTACATTCTCCGACCATGTCTTATCAAGTTCCCACTGATACACCTTATCTGCGGTAATAGTCATGAATACGGTGTGTTCGTTGCCGTCTAAGTCTTTCTTCTTGTATTCACGGGAGAAAGCTATCATGTTGCCATTATCGTCAAAGAAAGGATATAATGTATCACCACGGAAAGGCGACCATATTTGTGACCTTAACTGATATTCTGGTACTTTATTTCCAAAGAGGGATGCAATTCTGCGCTTTAGATGCGCCCAAAAGCCATCATCTTTGACTACGTACCAATACTCCGCCACTTCCTGCTCTGATAGCCACGAACGGACTAACTTGCGGTTTTGGAATTTCAGTTTATTCTTCTTGAATACCTGCTTGACAGTTTCAAATACATTCTTTTCCCCATCATCTTCGGGATTGCAGTCAAGCGTGGGTTCTGTGCCAACACAAAAGGCGGTATGGATGTTTACTATATCCTGCTCAATAGGAATAGCAATGCGGTTAGGCTCTTTCATCTCATATTGTGCAGGGATATGTGTAGTCTTTCCGCTTTCGGGGTCAAACTTATCTTCTGCCATCTTTACAAGGACTTTAATCTTCTTGTAAAGTTCTGGGTTCATGATGTCGTGTTTCGTCATGTCCCAATCAGCAAGGTTCTTCAACGTTTCGGGAAGAGGATTGCGCCTGCCTTTCTTAAGGTAGCTAATCTTCTTATCAATGTCCTCAAGTGCGAGGATGTCATCTAATGTCTTTACCATATTGTTATCCTGTTTATCGGGCAAAAGCTGCAGCCATGTCGCCCTTTGGTTTCAAAATCTTTCCTAATAGTTGCCCAAGGACATAATAGCGAACCGCATCTATGCCATGGTTATACTTGTCTATTGGTTGGTTGATATAGTTGCCGTCCTTATCGGTGTCCCATACATACTTTCTGAACTCTGTACGGAGGTTATACGACCGCTCTGTAACAAAGATATGGTCAAAGGATAGCATCTTGTCTATTCCTGCTATGATAGAGTTGCCACTCTTATCTACGGGGTAAATCTTTATACCTGCGTTATGTATCTCTTGTATCAGTCGGGGGTCTGCGCTCTCGGAGAATACCTTTAATCCTCCAAAGCGTTTAAGTTCCTTTGCAATATCAGATGACAACATACCCGTTCGATAGAAGAGTTCATCAAGATACAAGTCATTATCAATGATACCGCATAGTATTCCTGCGCTCGGGTCGTGCGTAAAGCCGAAGTCATCACCAATAGCAACCTTCTTGCACCATTTAGGAAACTCCTTAACGATGCCGATATGCTTAAATACTGCACCTTCCGCAACGTCTGCCCATCTACCCATGACGGTATGAGCGTATTTCTCGGGGTTGTTAGCTTTCATGTCCTCAACCTCCTTAATGAACTCATGGGAGAGGTTCTCAGCGTTGTCTAAGTAAGTAGTATGGATATGTAGTACATTTGGATGTGTACTAATCTGAACAGGCACACCATCATACATCACCTCCTTATGGGTATTCTCTATAAACCGCTTATAAACCCAATGGTTATTATCAGTAGGGTTCATAACAATAATAATTCGATTCTGTATTCCTTTCTGACGAATAGAGAGCATAATTGTTTCAAACTCTCGCTCTGATACCCATTCCTCCGCCTCGTCTACTACAAAGGTTGTAACGCCGTGAATAGATTTCAGCTTTGCCGTTTGGTTTCCGCTTGATGTCTTGATACCTCTGAACATGACTGCACCACCGCTGCGGAGGTTCTTTACATCTGTTTTAGTGTGCGTGTACCATTTCGAATTTCCATCAAGCTCCACTTTCTCCATAAACTCGGGGATAACAGACATTGAAGCCGATACCATTGTATAACGAGTATAGAGTATCTGATGAACTATTCTCTTTGCAGGAGTAGGATGTTTAACCTCAAACAACAGACGCTCAATGAAAGTGGAAACATTGAAACTCTTTCCACTTCCACGACCACCAGTAACAAGAATGATGAACTTATCCTTGTTATGGTACAACGGAGCATATATCTGTTGAGGGGTTATTCTATTCATTTGTATTGTCGGTCATCCATTTGTCAATGTCGATACCATTCTCGGAGTACAAAGCATCTTCATCGTCTTGTTTCTTCTCCATTTTGCGCCATGTTGGGTCGTGGTGATAGAGTAGGGTAGCAATAGCCTGCATATTAGGAGGTAGTTCCATTTCGGACTCTTGCACTACAGCTTTATCTGTCAACGTTACCCATCCAGTACCACCACAATATGGGCACTTCTTGTCTGCTCCCATACACTCGCACTTATCTTGTACGAACTTAACTATCCTTGATTTGGTCTTCTTTCCACCAATCGCACCCTTGATGTATGTACCACGAAGCAAAGCTACAATTCTTGTCCGTCCATGTGCTAAGACCCTATTAATTTCAGATCCTCTGCGCTTATTTTCTTCCTCGTTCCAACATTGATAATTGCCGTTCTTCATAGACCCAAATACATCATCGGATAGGTTGAGTTCATTCGCAATCTCGCTATCCGTGTATCCGTTCATTGCAAGCTGCTCTATACGCTTGTAGAAATCTTCACTATCGTAGTCGTGTTTTGATTTTGCCATATCTTTTAACGATTATAATTTGCTTTTATAGAATATTCTTTTTACATTTGCAATATAGATTGATGGTCGCATCGGTAGCGAGGCACCCGAAAGGCTGCATATTGCAAGGTTCAACTCCTTCGCCAATCTACTTAGGGGCTTAATTGCCCCTATTTTATTTTTATATATTGTGGTGCGTTCATTTTGTTTTTATCTACTACTCCAATAGAAACGACTTGATTGTAATATCGTTTACCTATCTTCTGATTAGGTTCTATTACAACTTTCAATACTTTGCCTTTAGAATATTTCACGCTTGATACATAGATTAGGCGGCTTCTGTTTCTGTCTATATAGACATTTTTCGGTTTCTTTACCGCTGATTCAACCATTCTAAATCTATGTATATTAACCGTTGCCCCTTTCTGTTTCTTTGGGTGGTTGCGATATTTCAATATGGTTTTATCTGTAATGGCAGCGAGTTCAGACTTTACGATAATTCCTTTTTTGAATAAATCATTCAGATACGCCTTGTTGGTTTTTCCGAAAATATACACAGACTTCCTTACTCTTCCGCTTGCAAGAACTTTATCTGCAAATCCTTGTAGGTCTCTTGTGTATCTCCGCTTGCTACCATTTAAACCATATATCAATATACCTTCACCCATTATTCAGTTAAAAGTGTTTCTATCTTTTCAGAGAATACTTCACCTTTGAGGAACTTCTCATCGGGGTTAAACCCGAACTTCTCACAAAATTCCGTCTTTGCATCCCAATTATCGAATGATAACATAAGATAAGCGTCCATGTCTGCGGCTGCCTTTGTAGCGGCTTGTTTCACTTCTTCTTTTACTTGCTTCATGTGAGCAACCTTTTCCGCTCTCTCGGCTTGCTTTTGTGCTACTTCTGCTTGTCTTTCCTCTCTGACTGGTTCCATGAGTGTTTCGAGTTCATCAGCGATGGTGTTTTCTTCTTCTGTTTGAAAGTGAAAGTCCACACCGATAATATCGAGGTCTTGCTCGGTTAGTCCTGCATCCTTGTAGTCAATATCGGGAATAAGCTCACGGAGTGTATCGTAATCCCACTCGCCTTGTGCTGATGGGTTGTTGAGCAAGATAAGAAGTTCTTTCTCTTCTTTCTCCTCAACGTCTATCAAATCCACTCGGATAGGATAATCGTTATCCTTTGTTTCGGGATTGTACTTTTGGAGTTCGTCCATGACCGAAAGCCGCTGATGTCCGCTCACAAGTGTGTAACCTGTTCGCTTGTTCACCACGATACCTCCGACCATGCCAAACTTCTTTATACCACGTTTGAGAGCCTTGCGGTTCTCTTCAGGAATAGTACGAGGGTTTCTCTCGTGAAGTTTAATTTGAGAGCGTAGAAGTTCCACGCTCTCTGATGTGAAGTATTTGTTATCCATCTGACTTGTCTCTTTTACTTGTTATCCTGCTACTGCGCCATATCCGTGTTGCTGAACTGCACGACTTTCCGCCCTCGCAATAAGCCTGTCTCTTGACTGCTTGGCTCTACGGCTCAAAGCACTTGTTTCCCAAGTATTCTTTCTCCGCCAATTCGCCTCGCTCAATCTTTCAGCCTGTGCGTAAATTTGCCTAAGAGTTTTTCTTGCCATAATTCTAATTTTTTACTTGTTATCCTACTACTACCCCTTTTGATTTTGTACTCATATAGGTGGAACGAGAAACTTTTTTAAATGGTTGATAATGAATTTCTCCGTTAACAACAATATTTGTTTTCCCACTCTTTTTTATATTTTGTGCATAGCGCTTAAATACGGTATTCGCTTTGTTTACTCGTGCGATACTGCCTAAACGCTGTATCCTCATCAGTTGTGTAGCCAAATCATTCAATGACTTTCTTGCCATATTTATTACTTGTTACCATGTTTATAATTCTGTTCAAATAAAATTCTCTCGCTCATTGGGAACACTTTGTATATCTTCTCTAAGTCCTGCGGATAGTGCTCGTTAAGCCATGTAAAGCAATCTATGTTAAATCCTAATCCGTTACTTGCCTTGTTGCCGTATAAAACTGGCTGCGGTAAACGCTTCATACGCATATAGGCTTTAACGTCTTTCTGCGTCCACGAAGCAAGCGGATAAACTAATCCGTTATTCTCATACTCGTTATCTTCATAACCTTTGAGCATAAGATTTCTATTCATGCCGTCCGCTTTCTTCATACCTAAGAACGTGTAATACGCCCCTGTCTTCATTCTGACCGCCTTAATCACGTCAGCGAGTTTCAGCAGCTTAACTTTAGGATTAGGTACGCAATACAAACCACCACGAAGAATATACGTTAAATTCCAATGAGGAACTTCCATGAACTCGACCTTTGGATATTTCTTCTTCACCCATCTTATCCAACCATTGATGTGGTCTAAGTCCTTAACGAAGTACATAAACACACATACAACCCTTTCAAAGCGTGGATAAACTAAATCCAAAGTAACGAGCGAATCCTTACCAAGCGAACACATAACAATGCAAGATGACTGCTTTTCAGCCACCCTGCATATTACGTTATGTGCCTCCTGTAATTTGTTCATTATCCTGCGCTCATTCCAAAGCCCTTACGGAGCTGCCTATATACAGTCTTATGACTGCCCAATTTATTACCAGCAACCAACTGATGGCGACCACTATTGCCCAGATAAGAACCTGTTGCACCTGCGATACGACCTTTCAGTGTTTGTGCATTTCTTCTTGCCATAATCTTTCATTTTGATTATTAGACTTTCTTCGACTTGTCCCTTATGTTGTGTGAAAGTACCTTACCCAAGTCAAACACTACTTGCTCAGCTACCCATACAAGTGGATTGCCATCTTTGTCCCTGCCGTGTTCATAAGTGATAGGCTCGTTATTCTCATCTACGAATATCTCGCAATGAGCACCAACGACCTCAACAAGTGCGTTGTCCCTGTCTTTGTTGTAACCAACATAGAATTGAATAGCGTCATACTTGATAGGCTGCGCATTGCCGTCTGCATCTTCTACTTCGTAGCCGTCTTCATCAAGCTGCAATAGCTTCTTGATAGTTGTTGGACGAACCTCACGAAATTCTTGCACCTTACGACCTGCAAGGATAGCATCGAAATACTTCTGTTTGATAATTAGATTCAATACTTTCATACGACTTTTCTCTTTTTTAATGTATCTCAAAGATACGATTTAACATTATTATATTTAGAAAAATCCGCTCTGTATAACTTACAATGAGCGGATTGTTATTTTTATACTATATCCAGGTGTAAGTCTTTCACCTTTGTTGGCTTAAATCCTCTATCTCTCTCAACTCTCATACCCCATTGACCTGTTACGCTTTCTAACTGAGAAAGGGTGAAATAGCCAATCTCAGCGAACTGCCCAACAGTGATGCCGAAGAACTCATAATCATTATCTGCCTTCTCAGCTTCGAGTACATACCACGTGTAACCCTGCAAGAAGAACTTGCATACTACTACGGCATCTTTGACCTTGCCATCTTGTGAATACAAAGGGTACTTTGCTAACTCTTTCTCAACAGCTTTTGTTATCAGTTTCATAACTTATATATTAATAGTTTTATATTTGTTTCTTAATCACAATGCAAATGTAATGACTATAATCATACAAAACAAATGTTTTGCGCAAAAAGTGTATGATTTTAATAAACGTTAGCAAATAAGGGTTACTTATGTTTATAATATTACATAAATTAACAAAAGGTTGATTTTAATCAAACAAAACACCTAAATATTTGCATTATTCATTTCTTCTTTATACTTTTGCAGTGTAGTTTATAATCAACATGTAATATGGATATAAAAAAGGTAATAAAAGAGCGCGGCTACACAATAGAAGATGTAGCAAAGAAAATGGGAATTTCAAGGGTTACACTTAGCCAAAATATGAGCCGTAACCCAACAGTTGGCACATTGGAGCGCATTGCAAATGCTATTAATTGTAATGTAAGTGAGTTCTTTGCAGACGAAAAGGACGCATCAAACACCATTATTTGCCCTCATTGTGGGAAGCCAATCAAGTTTGAAAAAGTATAATTAATAAATAAAAAAGAATGAATATTCTTAGATGAAAACAACGAACCAATTATCTATGAAGATGGAACGGATAAAGACGGAAATCCGCTTGAGTGGGTTGCCGAACAGGTTGTTTTTAACTTGGGCAAAGTATTAGAAGTCCATAGAAAGTAAAATCTTATTCATAAGCTCGTCAACATTTTGTCTAAAATCCGCATAGGTGGTGTAAAGCACCATTAACTCCGTGCATGTCGCTGAAATAACGCTTGCGCAGGTTACTTTGGTAGCTTTGGTGATAGCACGTCTAAGCCCCTGCGGCATCTTGCCACCAAAGAATTTATTAGGGGAGTAAAGGTAGATGACAACGAAGATAAACTCTTTGCGGTCGTTTACCTTTATTTCTTTGCCCTTTAATTCCTCAAATACCTTGTAAATCTTCGGAATGAGATTTAAGTCCTTCAATTTAGGAGAAGTAGCAATCTCATTATCTACTATGGCTTGACGTAATGCCGTGCGTGCCTTTTCTATTCTCTTGATTGTTTCGATTATCTGCTCCATTTATAGAGTTTTCAACAAAAATATAGCAAATAATCTTAAATAATCAAATTTGTTTAGATAAATTTTTAATTATTGAGTAAAGAAACACAACAAAATTTACTTATTTTAGTGTGTTGGTCAGTGTGTTGGTCAGTGTGTTGCTTTTTATTTTTCACCTTTGTAAAAATCTAATATAAAGATAATTACAAAGGTGGTCAGTGTGTTGCTCAGTGTGTTGGTTAGTGTGTTGTTACTCTTTTAGAACGTAATCTAAAAGTTTTACATTTGCCTCGTTTATGTGGTTAAAATCCTTTTTAATGTATAGTTCCGTTATCTTCAATGACTGGTCAGTATGATTTAGCATATCATTAACCACGTACTTGCTTATTTTCACGTCATTTACGGCAATCGTAGCCATAGAGTGCCTGGCAGCATAGAATTGTAGCTTATCAATGCCCAATTCCTTTCCCACTTCCTTTAGTCCGATGTTTATCGCACGATTGAAACTCTCCATGTTGGTAAACCTCTCATAGAAGTTAAATACACGTTCTTTACCCTTGTATTTCTCAACTAACGGCTTGATATAATCCGTTATTTTTACGTGTATCTCTGCCTTATCTCTCCGCCTATCTTTTGTTTTCATGCGGTCATAGATAATGGTGTTATCTTTCAATTTATCAGCATAGTATAGGTCGGCAGAGTTCATTCCCATTAAACAGAATGAAAGACGGAAACAATCAAGTGCGAGGTCGTAACGGCTGGACTTGCCCTTAACCTTGATGTTGTCATAGGGTAGGGCAAATATCCTCCTTATCGTTTCCACGTCTAAGGCTCGTTTTTCAGCTATGTTCTGATCTACTGGCTTATATTTGTCTAATGAGTGTTTAATTCGGATAATATCATTATCTTCATCGTTATAATACTCCTTTGCAGCGTTGAATATAGTTTTAATGCAATTAGGATATAAAGATTGAGCTCTTGGACGGTCTTTTAAGGCGTTTTCAAAGGCTTTCATGGTCTTAATGGTGATTTCCTCGCAGAGAATATCATCACGCCCTACAAAGGCGCATAAAGCGTTTAGAGCCGTTTTGTAATTCTTCACCCCCTTAATGGTTGACAAAGAAATCCATTTATTTGCAAAATCAGTAAAAGATACTCCTTTTCTGTCCCTTTTCTGCTGAATATAAGCTGTAATAGTATTTATATCAATATCGTTGAACTCCAAATTAAGTTCGTTAACTCTTTCACGATATGCCTTTATTAATTCATTACACCTATCGAGGACATTTGCATTTTTTATCTTGAATGAAGCCGTTATGTCCTTTTTACTGATATACATCGTGGTGGGAATGTACCTTATTTTGTTATTATGAGTAAACCGAATATGTACACTCCATGTTTTATCGCTTCGCATTCGGTTTTTAAATATAGTTGGTTTGAAAGTTGCCATATCTGCTAAAAGTCTGCTAAAAGTTTTTGTTATTACTTGTGAGGAATATATACTACTTGTAATATTCTTATATTGTAGAATTAGCACACAAAAAAAGCGAAAATCCTTTTTTTTTATTGGACTTCCGCTTAATTCTTGAAGGGTGGGTGGTGGGATTCGAACCCACGACATTCAGAACCACAATCTGACGCTCTAACCAACTGAACTACATCCACCATATTGGCTATTTCTTTTTAGCGAGTGCAAAGGTACGGGTTTTATTTGGACTGACCAAATATTTCCCGTACTTTTTTCTTATTTTCCCTTATTTTGCTGGTGCAGCTGGTGCAGCTGGAGCAGTAGGTGCCTGTGCTGCTGGAGCAGCCTGCTTCTGCTGGCTTGCACCGAAGTTAGGCAAGTTGTTAGGGTTTGTTGTATTGTCATCTAATGCAGCTTTCTCAACAACACTTGCATCTGTGGTTGCTGATGGTGCAACGTAAGCACTTGCTACGCTGATAATAACCATTGCGATAGCTAAGCCCCATGTAGTCTTCTCTACAAAGTCTGTAGTCTTGCGAACACCCATGATAGCATTAGATGATGAGAAGTTTGATGAAAGACCACCGCCCTTTGATTCCTGAATCAGAACGACACCAATCATCAAGAGTGCTGCAATCACGATAAGAATTACGAATAACGTGTACATTTTCTTGTCTTATTTTTTATTGTTATTTATTATCAATTTCTCCAAAAAACGTATTTGGTCTGCAAAGTAACGATTTTTTTTCGGATATACCAAATTTAATCGCCTAATAATTTCCAATGCTTTAGAATATCGACCTTGTTTTATATAAATTCTTGCTAATGTTTCAGTAAAGTA